GGAGCACCACGCTTCGAGCGGGCTGAAGGAACGGATATGACCGAACAAGAGGCCCGCCTAGCGATCTTCCTCGCCATGCTCACCCGCAAGGAAGGGCTTGGCGCACCGTTCAGGGAAGTCGCGACCTTCATCGCCGCGTCGGCCAAGTTCGTCATGGGCGGCATCGACGCCGATCGCGAATTGCCCATGCGGCTTCGCATCATCGTGGAGGCCGCCAAGTGAGTACCGCGATCGTGATCGCCGAGGCCCTGTCCCTGCCGTTCGTGTTCGGATGGTGCTGGGACGGAATCCGCCAGCACGTCATCGCCAAGGAATACGACCGGGCGAAGTGCTGGCGTTGGGACGCGCTCGACAATGAGTGGGTTCCCGACAACTCGCATGTGGTTACGGGCCGATGATCGCTATCGGCGTCGCGATCGTCATCGTTGTCTATTTCGCGAGCGCCGCCACCGCGACGTTTTTCGCTCTCCGCTACATCGATCGGCTTCTCCCATGATCATCTTGGTTTGCGCTATCCTCGCCGCGATCCTGATCGTCGCCTGCGACCTCAAGGGGAAGCGTTGACATGGTCATTCTCGCCATCATCTTTCTGTTTCTCGCCGATCATCCGGGCCTCGCGCTGTTGTATGCGCTGATTTGGTTCATGACGGCCTGAAGCAAAAAAACCGATTCAACCAAGAGGTCCGCGTGAGCGCTCATTCGTTCGACTCGGTGACATCGGCGCTAGAGGCGGTGCTTCTTGGGATGGCTGAATACACGCCATTCGCTTCGCCTCGCGAACGGACGGAAGCGCTTTTCGCGGACGTTCAGACCGCGATGTGGACGTTTGAGGCGGCCCGCAAGATTGACGGCTACTACGTCAAGATCGTTCGAGCGCCGCCCGGCGTTGAGGTCGTCGTCTTCATCGAAGGCAAAGGCCAAACCTATTCGCTTAACGCGACCCCCTCATTCGACAAGGCCCCTTCATGAACATTCGTATGCTTCCTCCGGTCGCCGTGCCCGCTAGCTCGATCGTCGTCTATGGCCGGTCCTATGTCGCCGCGCCCGGCGCGTTCCTCGACGTGGTTTCCGGTGACGCCGCCGTTCTGGGCGCGAACGGATGGACCGCCGTTGGACCCGTTGGCCCGACCGCTTCCCGCCCGACCTTGAATGCGGCCGGCGGCCCCTATCTCGTCGCCGCTCGCGGCATGATCTTCGTCGACACGACACTCGCGAAGGTGATCCAGTTCGACGGCGCCGTGTGGCGCGACCCGACCACTGGCGGCGCTGTCTAACCGCACAACAACCGAGGGGACGCCATGTCTTTCACGTATGTCGTTCCCGATATTCACGGCCGACTCGATTTACTCAACGACGCTCTCGCCAAGATCGAGCGCAACCCGCCGGGCGCCGTGGTATTCCTGGGAGACTACGTTGATCGCGGCCCCGATAGCGCGGGCGTGATCAGTCGTCTCATGGCTGGCCCTACCGTCTCGGGTTGGAAGTGGATTTGCCTGAAGGGCAATCACGAAGATATGATGCTTCAGGCGCTCGCCGACGAAAGCAAAATGCCGTGGTGGGGCGGGAACGGCGGCGTTCAGACCGCGCAATCTTACGGCTGGCGCGAGGGCGAAGCACTCGACGTCCGCGGCTTAATCCCCGTCGATCATCTTAGGTGGATCGAGGCGCTTCCCGTCTGCCACGCCGACCCCGACAGAATTTACGTCCATGCCGGCCTAGACCACGGAACTCCGCTTTCCTGGCAGACTCAAGACACTCTTCTCTGGAAGCGGTACGCTTACGGCGAGGAAGGCCTATTTTTCGGGCGCCATGTCGTACACGGGCATACGCCCCACGAAAGGGGGCCGAAGTTGCATGTCGGCCGAACCAACCTCGATACCGGAGCCGTTTACTTCGGCCGATTGGTTGTTGGAATCTTCCGCGACGACACTCCCGGCAGCTTCGTCGACTCCATAACTTGCGTGATCAAACCGCGCTGAATCGAAAGCTGACAATATGGCCGCGGCTCCAATGACAAGGCCGCAGCTAACGCCGCAACCGGGTCCGCAAACCGCGTTCTTGTTGACCAAGGCCGACATCGCCATCTTCGGCGGCGCGGCCGGCGGTGGCAAGAGCTACGCGGTCCTGATCGAGGCCGTCCGCAACATCAACGTCAAGGGGTTTGGCGCCGTCGTCTTCCGCCGCACGCTCGCGGACGTGAAGAAAGAGGGCTCGCTTTGGGATACGGCGCTTCCGATCTATGGCGCGCTCGGCGGCAAGCCGAGACTCGACAATCTGTCGTGGAATTTTCCCGCCAAGACGAAGGTGACGTTCGCGCATCTTGAACACGCGAAGAACGTTCTCGATTGGCAGGGCGCTCAGATACCGCTCATCATCTTCGACGAATTGACGCATTTCACCAAGGCGCAATTCTTCTACATGCTGTCTCGAAACCGCTCGGCTTGCGGCGTCACCCCCTATATCCGGGCGACGACCAACCCTGACGCGGACTCGTGGGTGGCCGAACTCATCGCTTGGTGGATCGACCAAAAGACCGGCTTCGCCATTCCCGAGCGCTCCGGCGTTCTCCGCTGGTTTGAGCGCATCGGCGACGCCCTGGTTTGGGCCGACTCGCGCGAGGAATTGCTGGTCGACTATCCCGACAGCGACCCGAAATCGTTGACGTTCATTGGCTCGAAACTCGAAGACAACAAAGTCTTGATGGAAGCCGACCCCGGCTACCGCGCCAACCTCATGAAGCTCGATCGCGTCGAACGCGAACGCCTCTTGAACGGCAACTGGAAAATCCGCCCGGCCGCTGGCCTCTATTTCCAGCGCCATTGGTGCGAAATGATCGACGAAAACCAAATCCCCAAGGGAACGGTTTTCGCCCGCGGCTACGATACCGCCGCGACGCCCAAGACGGAAATGAACGATCCCGATTGGACCGTCGGCGTCAAGATGGGCCGTTGCCCGGATGGGCGCTACGTCGTCGCGCATAGCTCGCGGCTTCAGGGCGCTCCGCGCCGCGTCGAACAGTTCATGCTCGAAACGGCGATCAGCGACGGTCGCGAGGTTCGCATCCATATCCCGCAAGACCCCGCAGCCGCCGGCAAGGCGCTGATCGAGGTCTATCGGCGATTGCTGGCCGGATACAACGTTCGCTTCGCGGTCGCGAGCGGCGACAAGGTCACGCGGTTCGCCGGCTTCTCGGCGCAAGCTGATCCGGCTCATGGCCAGTTCGGCAACGTCATGGTTGTTCGCGGGCCTTGGAACGAGACGTGGTTTTCTCAACTCGAAGGGTTCCCCGACGCGGCGCATGACGATGACGTGGACGCGACGTCCGAGGCTTTCAATGGCTTGGTCGGCAAATACATGCCGGGCGAAGCCCTGTTGGCCTCGATCTCCGAACGCGCCGCCCGCGCCGCCCGCGACGAAGCCTCCAAGCCGCCCGAGAAAATCCTGATCACCTATGCGCCCGGCTCGGTTGAGTACGCGGCCATCATGGAAGCCGAAAGCTAGCGGCTTCCCCCAACTTTCGAGGAAAGCTCAATATGCCCGAAGGTGGGGAAAAGAAGGCCATCGACGTTCGCCGCTCATCCGACTCCTGGCGTCAGGCCGAAGCGATCTTTTCGCCCGGCCCGCCGCCGATCCCCGCGATGGATCGGCCCACGCGAGCGCTCGACTTCCCGCAGGGCTACAATCGCCAGTGGACGCCGCGCTCTTACGAACCGTTCGGCTTTTCTTCGCTTCGCTCGTTCTCCAATGTCGAGCTTGTTCGCCTCGCGATCGAAACCCGCAAGGATCAGATCGAGCGCCTTGACTGGCAAGTTCGAACCAAGATCAACCGCAAGGGACGGACGGATAGCTCGGAGCGTATCTCCCAGGCGACCAAGCTATTGCGCCGACCCGACGGCCGGACGCACTTCGACTCGTGGATTCGCCAACTGATCGAAGACATGCTTTCGATCGACGCCGCGTGTGTCGAGCGTCGGCGCAACCGCGGTGGCAAGCTCATCGCCCTCGACATTGTCGACGGCGCGACGATCACGCTGAAGATCGACGAGACAGGCCGCACGCCGCTCGCTCCTGATCCCGCCTATCAGCAAATCATCAAAGGAACGGTCTGGAACGATCTCTCGACCGACGACCTGATCTATATGCCGCGTAACTTGCGGCCCGGCCATCTATACGGCTTTGGACCCGTCGAGCAAACAATCGTCACGCTGAATACCTTGATCCGGCGTCAGGCGCAGCAACTCGCGTATTTCACCGACGGCACGATCCCGCAAGGCCTGATTTCGGTTCCCGACGGCTGGACGCCCGATCAGGTGCGTGAGTGGCAGGATTGGATGGACTCCAAGCTGTCCGGCAATCTGGCCGAGCGCGCCAAGCTGCTTTCGGTTCCTAACGGCACCGTCTATCAGGGCTTCAAGGAAAGCCCGATCAAAGACGAATTCGACGAATGGCTAGCCCGTATCGTCTGCTACGCCTTCTCGATCCCGCCGACGCCCTTCATCAAGTCGATGAACCGCGGCACGGCGCAAGAGGATCAAGATCGCGCCATGGAGGAAGGGCTTTCGCCTCTCCTGAAGTGGGCCAAGCGGCTATTCGACGGCGTCATTCAAGACGATCTCGGGTTCAACGATCTCGAATTCGCGTGGGTGTCTATCCGTGACATCGACATCGAGAAACAGGCTCGCGTTCACGACATCAACTTGCGGAACGGCACGCTGTCGATCAACGACGTCCTCGACGACCTTGGCCGGAAAGGCATCGGGCCGGACGGCGACGCTCACCTGATCTACACCGGAGTCGGCGCTATCCCGCTCGATAAGGTCGAGGAACAAGCGCAATCGGCGATCGACGCCGCAAACGCCCCGCCCGCCGGCCGCCCGACACCCGCCAAGACGGTTTCGCGCCCCAAGGCGACGTCTTCCTCACCCTCACCCCAACGCGCGAAAGCACAAACTCAATGACCGCAACCGTTAATCTTCTCGCCCCCGGCCCCTACCTGTCCTTCCAGACCCGCAACGGCAATTTCACTTCCGACGTGAATAGCTTGATCTCGGGCGTCACGGCCGGCCCCCAGGTTCTCGACCTCATCGAAGACGGCTGTATCGCGCTCTCATTCAACCCCTACGCGAGCCCGCGCGATTTCATCGACTGCGGCGATTTCGGGGTCAATCCCTTCCAGCGCAACATTCCGGGCCTCGCCTCGGGCGGCGTGATCTCGGCCGCCATCGCCGCGACCCCGACCTATTTCGCCGATCGCTTTTCGATGGTCGGCGGCGCTTCCTCGGCCATTCTCGCGTCGCTGGTCGCCGATTCCTCGCTGGTCGGCTACAACCAATGCCTGAAAATGTCGCGGCAGTCCGGCAACACGAACACGGCGCCGATCAATACGCAGCACGTCATCGAGACGATGGACTCGTATCGCGCACAGGGTCAGACGATGACCCTCTCGCTGTTCGCCAAGCTCGGAGCGAACTACTCGGGTGGCCCTGTATCGGTCCAGGTGGCCTACGGAACCGGCGTCAATCAGAGCGCGGCGCTGCTCGCGTCCGGCTCTTGGGCCGCGCAGGCGAACGCGCTTCTCACGACTCAGGTCATGACGAACGGGTGGGTCCGCTATCAGTGGTCCTTCCTGATGCCCGCGAACGCCTCTCAGATCGGTATTCAGGTCGGCTACACCCCCTCGGGTACGGCTGGCGCCGACGACTCGATCTCGTTCCAAGACTGGCAGCTTGAAATTGGCGCGACGGCTTCGCAGCCGGAACGTCTCGACGCTCAGATCACCCTCGAAATCGCGCAGCGGTTCGCGTGGGTGACTCCCGAGCCCGCGGCCGGCGTTGTCGTCGGCGCCGGCATGAACCCGACCGCGTCGACTCAGTTGGTCTACATGGCCACGCCCGTCCAGTTCATCAAGGCCCCGACCGTCACCGTGTCGGCCGGATCGTTCAAGACCAATCAGGCGAACACCGCGACCGCGACGACCGTCACCCCCGGAGCAACCCACACGGCGAACGCCATTTCCGTCAACGGCAACTCGGCCGGCACGGCGGGCTCGGCGACCATGCTTCAGGGCGGCGGTGGCGCGGGCTGGATTCTCGCTTCCGCCGACTTCTAAGGCCCCGCAACCATGCGTCTATACGGATCATTCCAGAAGGTCGACGCCGAACAACGCATGGTCTCCGGCTATGCGTCAACCGAGGCGGTCGACGCATCGGGCGAGGTCATCCTGAAGTCCGCGATCGAAGCGGCCCTGGCTGACTATCTCGAATTCGCGAACATTCGCGAAATGCACCAACTCTCGGCGGTCGGAACAGCCGAGGAAGCGACGGTCGACGACAAGGGCCTCTATCTGACGGCCAAGGTTGTCGACGATACGGCGTGGGGCAAGGTCACGTCCGGCGTCTACAAAGGGTTCTCGATCGGCGGCAAGGTTTTGGCGCGCGACGCGAAGAACAAGAAAATCATCACCAAGATCGCGCTCCACGAGATTTCCCTTGTGGACCGCCCGCAAAACCCGGAAGCGCGCTTCGACGTTTGGAAGGCCGCTGGAACAGAGGAATCCCAAATGGCGAAAGCCAAGGTCAAAGACGAGCCCGCCACGGCGGTTGAGCCCGAAGCTGAAATCGCGAAGACCATCGAGGCCGAGGCCGTGATCGCCTCCGCGCCCGAGACGGAAGATGTCGCTGAAAAGGCCGCCAAGCCCGAGGCCGCCGCCGAAGCGGAAGCCGAGGTTGACCCGATCGCCAAAGCGAGCGCCGCTGTCGACGCGCTGACTGCCGCCGTCGCCGCGGTGGCGCCGGCCCCTGTCACCGAACTCGCCAAGAGCATGTACGACGTCCGCGCGTTCGCCGACGTGATCACGTCCGTCGCCTACTTGGTTCGCGCTTCGGAAGACGAGGCCAATTGGGAGGGCGACAACTCGAAGGTTCCCGCGAAGCTCCGTAGCTGGCTTACGGCCGGCGCCGCGATCTTCAAGGAAATGGCGGTCGAGGAAATCGACGAATTGATCGCGCCCGTCAAAGTGAAGAAGGCGGCTGAAGCCGAAGACCTCGCCAAGGCGGCTACGGAGGCCGCCAGCGCCCTTGTCGACGCCACGGCGGCGGATGCGCTCGCTAAGGCGACAGGCGAGCGTGACGACCTCGCGAAGGCCCTTGGCGTGATCACGGAACGTATCGACCCGCTGATCAAGACCGTCGAAGCGCTCGGCAAGCGATTGCTCGACGTCGAGGCGACGCCCATGCCGCCGAAGACGGCCGGTCCAGGCGCGACGGTTATCGCGAAGGGTGTCGACGCGGCCGGCGGCGCGAGCGAGCCCGTCAAGACCATTGCCGCCGAAGACGATCTTGTGAAGGCGCTCGCCGCCATGAGCAACGAAGACAAAGCGCTCTTGCTGATCAAAGCCTCGCGTCAACTGCCGATGGCGGTGAACTACCGCGGAGCCTAACGACCCGTCACCGCATACGGCCTAGCGAACGCGACGCCGACATTTCAGCCCGCACCGGAGAACGGTAGCGGGTTTTTCTTTGTCCCAAGGACCAATCATGAACCTCGAAACCAACGCCGAAGCTCTCGCCAAGGCCACCGTCGACTCCCTCCGCAACCCCAGCGAAGACATCGCGCGCAGCATCATGACCGCCGCCGGCATGGACCCGAACTCCCTGCAAAAGACCATTTCGACCGGCACCGGCCTGATCGCCTATGACCTTCAGGCTCCCGCGAAGAACCTCTATCCGGTCTACACGCCCATCCGCAACCGCCTTCCCCGCACTCCGGGCGGCGTCGGCACGGCGACCAACTGGCGCCAGATCAATGCGATCATCGGCTCCGGCTGGGACGGCATGGGTTGGGTTCCTGAAGGTCAGCGCTCGGGCCAGATGTCCTACAATACGAGCAACAAGGCCGCGTCCTTCGTCACGCTCGGCGAAGAAGACGCCGCGACCTTCGAAGCCATCGCCGCCGGCAAAAGCTTCGAAGACATCCAGGCCAAGATGACCATGCGGATGCTTCAGAAGATGATGCTCAAGGAGGAAATGGGCCTTCTGTTCGGCAACACGTCCGTCCAACTCGGCACCCCGACCGCCGCGACCTTGTCGGCCGCCGGCTCGACCGGCACTCTCCCCGCACTGACCTACTCCGTCATCGCCGTCGCCTTGACCGGCGAGGGGTATGCGAATTCGAGCCTGACCAACGGCATCGCCACTTCGAAGACCATCACGGGCGCCGACGGCAAGGCCTATTCGCTCAACGGCGGTTCGTCCATGAAGTCGGCTTCGGCGACTCAGGCCGTCACCCTCGGCCAGATTCTCTCCGCGTCCGTCCCCGTCGTCACCGGCGCCGTCGCGTATGCGTGGTTCGTCGGCGCCGTTGGCGCCGAGTCGCTTCAGGCCATCACCACGATCAACAGCATCGCGATCTCCGCGCCGCTGACGGTTCGTCAGTTGGCGACCGCGATCACCATCGACTCCTCGACCAACGCGACAGCCTTCGACGGTCTGTTCACCGCGGCCGCCAAGTCCGGCAGCGGCGCCGCCGTCACCTATCTCGCGACCGGAACGCCCGGCGTGGGAACCGCGCTCACCGCCTCCGGCCGCGGCTCGGTGAACGAAATCGACGCGATGATGCTCGCTATGTGGCAGAATTATCAGGTGTCGATCTCCATCCTGTTCGTCAACGCCCAGGAAATGAAGAACATCACCACGAAGGTTCTCACTGGCGCGTCGGGCGGCTCGCTGATCAACTACTTCCAAGACCCGAAGGCCGGCGAATATATCCTGACAGCGGGCGGCGTTGTCGAGTTCTATTACAACCCGTTCATGGCCCCTGGCGCCGGCCGCCGCATCCCGATCATGATTCACCCGAACGTTCCTCCGGGCACGATCGTTGGTTGGGCCGCCGAGTTGCCGATCCAGTATCAAAGCAACGAAGTGCCGAACATCGCGGAAGTCAAGACCCGCAATGACTACTATCAGATCGATTGGCCCATCGTGACCCGTCAGCGTCAGGTCGGCGTTTACGTCGAGGAAGTGCTGGCGATCTATGCGCCGTTCGCCTTCGGCGTGATCAGCAACATCACCAACGGCTAACGTTCCGTTGAAATACGGGCGCCGGAATCGTCTCGGCGCCCGCCTTTAGACGGCGTAACTAGGATCGATCAATGGCTAAACCCGTCAAGATGCGCGCACCGAAGGGAACCGACCAAGTCAATCACGGCGATACCGCCTATGTGACCGACAAGTCGGGAAATGTCGAGGTTCCCGCCGAGGCGGTCGCTCCGCTTCTCGCCGTCGGCGGCTTCGTCGCTGAAGACGAGAGTGACGAAGACCCGACGGGGTTCGTGCGCGTCAAGCACTCTGGCGACGCCACGGCGCTTTCGTGGCGCGGCGATTCCTACGCCATCCGAGCCGACGGCTCGTTCTTGGTTCCGGCCGTCTCCGCTTTCGATCTTCTCGACCATGGGTTTTCAGCGGATCACCGCCCCGAGGCCGCGCAGCCTTCAGCTTCGGCACGGTCGCTGAAGATTCCCACGAAATAAGAGGCGTTCAACATGCCGACATACCTTTTAGAGCCGAGCGCGAGCAACCTGTCTCAGACCGTTGGCGGGCGCGTTTATAGTTCCGTCGTCGGCTCGCCGATTTCGGTTCCCGATTTCGACGCCTTCGTCCTCATGGCGAATGGATGGATTCTGGCGCAATCTCCGAATTCCGGCCTGATACCGTCAACCAACGTAATCGTTATGACGACCAGCGGGCTTTATATTTCAACGCCCGGCATGAAGACGGCCGACGTGTTCGCGATCGGCGGCGGCGGCGGCGGCGGCGGCGGGGCGCGGCAAGTCGCGGCGACGGCTTGCTCAGGAGGTGGCGGAGGCGGCGGCGCTACCACGTTCAAGCGCTCCTTCACGGTGGCGGCCATCGGTGCCTCGCAGATTGTGACCATAGGTGCTGGTGGCGCGGCTGGTCTAGCGGCGGCGGCTGACAACACGGCGGGCGGTACGGGTGGCGTTGGGGGTACGACATCCCTTGGCACCCTAGTGGCCGCCGCTGGTGCGGGTGGAGGGGCCGGTGGGCAGCTTAATGCCGTCTCCGGTGGTGGTGCTGGCCCCAGCGTGTTTGGCGTAGGAGCTTCGGCATCTGGCTCCACAGGTGGCGTCGGCACCTGGGCCGCTAGTGGTGGCTCTGGTGTGGGTGGTGGCTTCTCCCAGGCTGGTATCCTAGGTGGGACTGGAGGCTCCGGTGGACCTAACGGGGCCGCTGGTAATGGAGGCACCCAAGGCAGCCCCGGCAATGGGGCTGGTGGCGCGTCCGGTGGAGGCATCTCGGCGGCCAACGTCGCCTTCACAGGTGGTGTCGCCACGGCCTCCCTCTCCTCCGCCCTCATTGGCGTTGGCGGCGGTGCGGCTGGGGCCATCAACGGCAATGGTGGTGCCGGTAGCAACCCCACCATAAGCGCCAACCTGGACAACTACATTGGGGGTGCCGGTGGCGGTGGTGGATCAGGCCTCCTCGTGGGTGGCAACGGTGGTGCTGGTGGCATCGGCGCTGGTGGCGGTGGCGGCGGTTCGGCACAGAACGGCGGTGCGGCGGGC